TTTCGGCGGGTGCACCTGAATCAATGGACGCAGCAGGATACGCGCTGGCTGCCGATCGAGGCGTGGGACCGGTGTGCAGGCGAGGTCAACGCGAAGCAGTTGGCGGGGATGGCGTGTTACGGCGGGCTGGACCTGGCTTCGAGCAGCGATATCGCGGCGTTGATGTTGGTGTTTCCGCACGATGCGGACGAAGAGGAGATGTTTTACTGGCTGCCGAAGTTCTGGATCCCGCGCGAGAACATGATTGCGCGGGCGCGCAAAGACCGGGTGCCTTACGATGCGTGGGTGCGCGACGGACTGATGACGGCCACGGAAGGGAATGTGATCGATTACGGCGTCATCGCGCGGGACATCGAGCTGCTGGGCGAGCAGTTCGACATCAAGGAGATCGCGTTCGACCGGTGGGGGGCGTTCCAGATTTCGCAGCAGCTCGAGGCGCTGGGTTTCACAATGGTGGGGTTCGGGCAGGGCTTCATGAGCATGAGCCAGCCGACGAAGGAGCTGTTGCGGCTGGTGCTGGACGGCAAGCTGGCGCACGGCGGGCATCCGGTGTTGCGCTGGATGGCGGATAACGTGGTGGTGAGCACGGACCCGGCCGGGAATGTGAAACCGAATAAGCAGAAGAGCCGGGAGAAGATCGACGGGATTGTGGCCGGGGTGATGGCGCTGGATCGGGCGATCCGACATGGCGCCGCACAAAAAAAGAGCGTCTATGATACGCGGGGAATCAGGACGATGTGAGGGGGGCGGATGGCGGATAGCAGATGGCGGATGGCAGATAGCGGATGGGGAGAGCGCGTTGTCTGCGCAGGAAAATGGACGCGGGTGACGAGTGGCGGGTGACAGGGGGTGACGGGTGAGGGTGGATCGGTTTGATGTGCTGGCGGTGCTGGGGCTGGTGATATTTGCGGTGGGCGCGGGGATGGTGTACGCGCCGGCCGGGGTGATCGTGTTCGGCGCCGGGCTGATTGCGTGGGCGACGGTGGGGGCGATGGTGAATAGCAAGGGGAAGGCGTAAAGAGGGCAAGCGCGAGGCTTGCCCCAACGGCGGATCCGGTGAATTGGAAGCGGAGTCGGCATCTGGAGATGCCTCGCACAAGGAGCGGCGTGGGTATTTTGACACGGCTGTTTGAAAAGCGGGCCTCGTTGACGGATCGGGAGATCGTCGAGTTGCTGAACGGGGGGCAGATGGATAACGCGACCGGCGTGGTGGTGACGCCGGAGACCGCGCTGCAATCGACGGCGGTGTTCGCCTGCGTGCGGATCATCGCGGAGACACTGGCCAGCTTACCATTGATCACTTACCGGCGATTGACGCGCGGCAAGGAGCGGGCGCAGGATTTCTATCTGTACTCGAAGCTGCACGACAGCCCGAATCCCGAAATGAGCAGCCTGGTGTACCGTGAGGCAATCACGTCACACGTCGCGTTGTGGGGGAATGGGTACAGCGAGATCGAGTTGGATCAGGCCGGGCGCGTGGTGAACCTGTGGCCGCTGCTGCCGAACCAGACCAAGCCGCAGCGCGATCCGAAGACGGGCGAGATTGCCTACACAACCTATGTGCCGGGCAAGGGTACGTACGTTTTGCCGAGCTATCGCGTGTTTCATGTACGCGGTCTGGGGATGAACGGACTGCTCGGACTGTCGCCAATAGCGATGGCGCGGCGTGCGGTGGGCCTGGCTCTGGGGACTGAAGAATATGGGGCGCGGTTCTTCGGTAACAACGCACAGCCGGGCGTGGTGCTGAAGCATCCGGGGACGCTGAGCGACGAGGCTTATAAGCGGATGACCTCGAGCTGGAACGAGGCACACATGGGCTTGAGCAACGCGCACCGCGCGGCGATCCTCGAGGAGGGGACGGGGATCGAAAAAATTGGGGTGCCGCCGGAGGATGCGCAGTTCCTAGAGACGCGGAAGTTTCAGACGACGGAGATTGCGCGGCTGTACCGCATTCCCCCGCACATGCTGGCGGATTTGGACCGGGCGACGTTCAGCAACATCGAGCAGCAGTCGCTTGAGTTCGTGATGTACACGATGGCGCCGTGGCTGGCGCGCTGGGAGCAGGAGATCTCGAGGTCGCTGCTGTTGGAGCGAGAGCGCAGCATCTATTTCGCGGAGTTCCTGGTGGACGGTTTGCTGCGCGGCGATATTGCGAGCCGGTACGGCGCGTATGCAATCGGCCGGCAGTGGGGATGGTTGAGCGCGAATGACGTGCGGGAGAAGGAGAATATGAATCCGCGCGAGGGCGGCGACGGTTATCTGTCGCCGTTGAATATGGTGGAGACGAGGGAAGGGGAAGGGCAAGCGCAAGGCTTGCCCCAACGGATGGGGGAAACCGGAGAGGCGGTGCAGGAGTGGCCCAGCCTGTATGACGGGAACGGGAAGCGCTGATGGGAGCATTCCTGACTATCGTCACGAGAACGTTCAGGCGGCCGGTTGGCCTGGCGCGGTGCATTGACAGCGTGGCGCGGCAGAGCGATCCGGACGTTGAGCACATCATCCTGCACGATTCGATCGGGCGCGGGGTGGGCTGGTCTTATGAGAATCTGAGGAGCGCGCAGCCCGGCGGGGAGTACGTGTTCATTCTCGACGACGACGACTATCTGATCGATGAGGGTTTTGTCGCAGCCTTGAAGGGATTCGTCATCAAACACCAGTGGCCAGACATCGTTTTTGTGTCGATGGATGTCCAGGGCCGGATCCTGCCGGAATGGACAGAGGGATTGCGGTTGGGTGACATCGCAGTGAGTTGTTTCGCGCTGCGCCGGGATGTGTGGCTGGAGCACGCGGGAGATTTCAGCGGGGATTACGGCGGTGATTTTCATTTCATCGATGCGGTCTATGGCTGCGAGCGGCAACACACGTCGGCCAGGCTGGAGCGGGTTGCCTCGCGCGTGGACAGGGTGAGCCGTGGAGAACCGGAAGCTATCTATCCTGCTACCGAGCGCTTATCGTCCGCTGCAGTTGCGCAGGGTGGTTGACCTGATACAGGAAACGACGCGGCTGCCGGTTGAGATACTCGTCAGCGTGGTCGAGGATGACAGGATGAGCCAGGAGGCTATCCGAGGGATGCCTATGCTGAGGCATATTCGCACGGTCGATGAGTACGAGCTGGGCGCGGTGTATGCCTGGAACAAATTGGCGACGCTGGCGATGGGCGATGTGCTGGCGCTGTGGGCGGATGACCTGCTGCCTTGCTCGGGGTGGGCGGAGGCCGCGCTAGGGGCGCTGGACGAGATGGGCGGGCACGGCGTAGTCGGGTTCAACGACCTGGCGAGCGACGGTGAGGAGTATGCGGCTCACTGGCTGGCCGATCGGGCGTTCATCAATGAGCATTTGGGCGGGGCGATGTATCCGCCGGTCTACAAATCATGGTGGGCGGACCGGGAAGTGACAGACGTCGCCAAGAGTCTCGGCTGCTATCGGTGGTGTCGGCAGGCCGTGGTGGAGCACTTGAATTATACGTTCGGAAAATCACCAGAGGATAGGACGTATCGGGAGGCGGCCAGAAACTACGAGGCGGATCGGGTAGTTTACGAGAGTCGGAGAAGGCAAGCGGAGAGGGCAAGCGCAAGGCTTGCCCCGACGTAGGACGGGAGGGACTGATGGGAGCAATTGGAATACATCACACCGAGGTGGATGATGCGGCGTTCGACGGGCCGGCGAACGAGGCGCGGCTGAAGCTGGATCAGAGCGCGAGCTATTATCGGCGAGCGTTCGCCTGGGCTGATCCGGAGGGCAACCCGGAGACGAAGGCCGGGTACAAATTCATCCACCATTTTGTGGACAGCGAGGGCGATATTGGCGCGGCCAGCTCGCGAGGCTGCTCGTCGGGGATTGGGGTGCTGAACGGCGGACGCGGCGGGACGACGATTCCCGAGAGCGACCGCGAAGGCGTGTGGCGGCACCTGGCGGCGCACCTGCGAGATGCGGATATGGAGCCGCCGGAGCTGAAAAGCCTGCGCAAGGTGGAGCTGCACACGGCGGTAGATCAGCGGGGCCACGAGGTGCGCGCGTTCGAGACGCGAATGAACCTGGAGGATGGCAAGCTGCGCGGCTACGCGGCGGTTTTCGAAGTATGGAGCGAGCTGCTGGGCGGCTTTTTCTTCCAATTTCGCGAGACGATCCGGCGCGGCGCATTCTCGGATTCGCTGGCGCGAGGCGACGACGTGCGCGCGCTGTGGCAGCACGATCCGAACTGGGTGCTGGGCCGGACGAAGAACGAGACGCTGGCGCTGCTGGAGGACACCCACGGTCTACACTCGATTATCGACCCGCCGGATACGCAGTGGGCGCGCGATGCGGTGTTCAGCATTCGACGCGGCGACGTGGATCAGATGTCGTTCGCGTTTTCGGTCGATGCGGAAGAGGATGAGGAGTGGGAATTCGAGACCGAGGACGGCATTGCCCGCAGGACGGTGAAGCGCGCACATCTGTACGATGTCTCGCCGGTGACGTATCCGGCGTTTATCCAGACGTCGATCAGTGTGCGGTCGATCTGGGTGCCGGATAATCGGCATCTGGAGATGCCTCCCACGATGCCTCCCATAGGGATGCCTCCTACAGAGGCAAATAGTGTGAGCGACGGCGAGCTGGCCCGGCTGGCGAACTTACGCCGGCGGCTGGATCTCGCCGATGCACAATTCAGGACGAGGAGATGAGAGGATGAATGCACGAGAGCTGATGGCGAAGCGCGCGGGGCTGATTGGCCAGGCCCGGGCGCTGCTGGATAAGGCCGATGAGGAGAAGCGTGGGCTGAGCGCAGACGAGGACAGCCAGTACCAGGCGTTCATGTTCGAGGTGGTGGGCGTCGCCGAGGAGATCGACCGGCGCACGCAGTTGGAGGACCTGGAGGCCGGCCTGAGCAAGAGCACCGGCCAGCCGGGCATGGATCCCGTGGCGCCGACGAGGCCCGGGCCGGCGCGGGCGTCGGACGAGGTGCGCGCGATCGCGCATTACGCTAGAACCGGAGATGCGGGGCCGCTGCGGGAAGTGCGCGCGAGCAACGACACGGACATGAACATCACCACGCCAGCGGACGGCGGGGTGCTGGTGCCGACAGGGCACTTCCAGGGCATCGTGGCGAAGCGCAACGAGAGCGCGCTGTTCGTGCCGCTGGGCGTGCTGCCGATCCCGGGCAAGGGCACGACGGTGAATGTCCCTGTGGAGACGGGCGGCGCGAACGTGTTCGTGAGCACGAGCGAGGCGTCGCAATTCGACCGGGATGCGCCGGTGCTCGACGTGGAAGCGATGACGCTGGTCAAGTTCACCAAGAAAGTTGCCTTGTCGGACGAGCTGCTGTCGGACGAGGACAGCGCGCTGGTGGCGTTCCTGGACAACTACGTGGGTCGGGCGCTGGCGCTGACGCACAACAGTGCGCTGGTGACCGAGGCGCTGGCGAACGGGACGAGCGTGGCGCTGGCAGACGATGCGATCATATCGGCAGGCGATCCGGAGACGCTGGTCTACGCGCTGGCGGGCGAATACGCGGACGACGCCGCGTTCGTGCTGAAGCGCGCGACCGAGGGCGCGCTGCGCAAGCTGACCGGGAACACGTTCCTGTATCAGCCGACGCCTCAAGGCGGGCTGAAAACGCTGAGCGGCTATCCCATCTTCAACAGCGAGTACGTGGCCGCCATCGGGGCGGGAAACAAGAGCCTGGCGTTTGGTAACTTCGGGTACATGGGCATGCGGCAGGGGCCGCTGACGTTCCTGCGCGATCCGTACAGCGCGGCGAACACGGGGCAGGTGAACCTGTTCTACTACGCCCGGATCGTGTACAAGGTGCTGAACGCCGAGGCGATCCTGTACGGGGCGCATCCGACGGCGTAACGATTGGAAGGATGAGGGATGAGGGATGAAGGTTGGGAGAGTTGACGGATAGGGAGGTCAAGCGCGAGGCTTGCCCATACGGGAGGCGCGGATGCGACTGATGATTTTCACGCCGACGTGGCTCACGGAGGCCGGAGAGGAGGCAATCCATCCGGCCTGCCGTGAGTCGATCGAGGCGCTGAAGATCGAGGGGAGCATTCGATGGGTGATCGGGCGGGAGAATCCGTTCCCGGTGCCAGACCATCGGAATGTGCTGCATCAATATCGCGCCGCGCGGGCGCTGTTTCTGGCCGGCGAGGAGGATGCGCTGTTGACGGTGGAGCACGACCATGCGCTGCCGGACCCGGGCGCCGTGCAGCGGATGCTGGACACACCGGGCGACGTGGTGTACGCGCCCTACCTGCTGCGGCACGGCTGGCCGGTGCTGAGCACGTGGCAGTACATCAACGATCGCAACCTGGGCATGAGCCTGAGCAACTATCGAGATGAGCTGGAGCGGGCCGTGCGCCAGGTAGTGTGGCGCATCTGCGGCGCGGGATTCGGGTGCACGCTGTTTCGGCGGCATGTGCTGGAGCGGATCGAGTTCGGGCCGAGCGCAGCGAGCAATCCCAGCCCGGACTTGGGCTTTGCGGAGGCGGCGCTGCGGGCGCACTTCGTGAGTTATGGCCGGTTCGATGTGCCGGTGTATCACTATGCGCGGGGACGATGGCTGGACCCGTTCGAGGAGATAAAGATGAAGACGTTCGTGGCGCTGCAGACGGTGAATGTGAAGACGTCGGTGCGCTTTCTGCGATTGGTCAAGGGGAAGAGCTACGAGCTATCGCAGGCGGAGGCGGCCGAGTTGAGCCGGCTGGGGTATATCGAGCTGCCGGAGGCGATCGAGGACACGACGCTGCCGCAGGCGATGAAGAGCGATCGGGCGGTCGCGCGACCGCAGCGGCTGAATCGGGCGAGGACGATTGAAGGGATGAAGGATGAGGGATGAAGGATGAAGAATGGCGATTAAGGTGATTACGCCGCCGGCGTTGGAGCCGGTCACGCTGGGGGAGGCCCGGCTGCATTGCCGCGTCGACGTGGAGGATGACGACGACGTGCTGCTGCGGCTGATTATGGCGGCGCGCGAATACGCTGAGCAGCGCGAGTGGCGGGCTTACCTGACGCAGACGCTGGAGCTGTATCTGGACTGCTGGCCGGCCCGGAATGAGATCCGACTGCCCAGGCCGCCGCTGCAGAGCGTCACGTCGGTCAAGTATTACGACGAGGACGACGCGGAGTATACGCTGTCGAGCACGACGTATCTGGTGGACAGCGTGAGCCAGCCCGGGCGGCTGGTGTTGAAGTCGGGGCAGTCGTGGCCGAGCGCGACGCTGCGCCCGGCGAATGCGATCGTGATTCGGTTCGTGGCGGGATGGGCCAGCCTGGGCGAGTTGCCGCTGCGGATCAAGCAGGCGATGCTGCTGCTGATCGGGCATTGGTACGAGAACCGGGAGGCGACGATCACGGGAACCATTTCGCGGGAGATTGAGTTCGCGGTGTCGTCGCTGTTGGGGATTGATAGCGCGAAGAGGTTTTAGGCGCGGATGGCAGATAGCAGATAGCAGATGGCAGATGGCCGATGGCGGATGGCGGGCGGAGACGGGCCAGAGCGCGGATGGGAGAGAGTAGCGGATGCGAGCGGGTGAGCTACGAGAGCGGATTACGATTCAACGGAAGACGACGCCGGTGGCGCAGGACGGGTTCGGCGGGGAGAGTATCACTTGGGTGACGCTGGCGGCGGTGTGGGCGAAGGTGGAGGCGCTGTCCGGGCGTGAGTTTATCGGGATGGGACGGCAGGAGGCGGCGGTCACGCATAAGGTGACGATTCGCGAGCGGGATGACGTGACGCCGGCGATGCGCATCGCCTGGGGCGCGCAGATTTTGCAGATTGAAGCGGTGCTGGGCGGGACGATTATGTGCCGCGAGGTGGTGTAGCGGATGGCAGATGGCGGATAGCAGATAGCAGATGGCGGATGGCAGAGGGCGGATAGCAGATGGCGAAGGCGCAGGTGTTCGGAGCGAAGATCGAGGGCGGCGAGGAGCTGCTGGAGGAGATGCGGGCGCTGGATGTGAATGTGCGCAAGACGCTGATCGGAGCGACGCGGGCCGCGATGAAGGTGGTGCAGGCGGAGGCCGAGTTGCGGGCGAAGCCGCTGAGCACGCGGCGGGGCAAGGCGACGCGGCTGGTGTTTTCATCGAAGAAGCCGACGCACGCGACGGCGGATGTCGGGCCGTCGAAGAAGAAGTGGATGCTGAGGTTTTTCGAGCAGGGCGTGACGCGGCACGAGGTCGTCGCCGGGCGGCACGCGCCGGCTCTGGTGTTCGAGGGGAATCGCGGGCTGGTGGTGCTGACGCGCGTGAATCATCCGGGGATGGCGGCGCGACCGTGGCTGAGGCCTGCGCTGGAGGTCAAGCAGGACGAGGCGACGCGGGTGTTCGGAGAGACGCTGCGGGCGGCGATCGAGGAGGCGCGGATTGCGGCGGAGGGGAGCGACGATGAGGGATGAAGGATGAAGGATGAGGGATGAAGGGGAAAAATAGGCTCGTGATAGGGGTCGCTGCGAGTGTGCTTCTGATTGCGTCGATTCCGGTGTGGGTTGCATTTATTGCGATGTGTGTTCGCATCGCGCAGGCATGGGGTTGGCTGTGAGATGGCGACGATCGAGGAGGCGGTTTACGCGCGGACGGTGGGCTACAGCGAGGTGGCGGCGCTGATTGGGACGCGGTGTTATCCGTTGGTGGCGCCGCAGGATGCGGCGATGCCGGCGATTGTCTACCAGCGCATCAGCGGGTCGCCGGAGCGGTCACATTCGGGGTTCAGCGGGGTGTCTGAGACGCGGTTTCAGTTCACGTGCGAGGCTGATTCGTATGCCTCGGCCAAGGCGGTGGCGCAGGCGCTGCGCCGGTGCTGGGAGAGTTTTGCGGGGACGGTGGGGAGCATCGCCATCGGCGGAGCGTTCGTGGAGAACGAGAGCGACGGCTATAGCGAAGAGACGCCGGCGCCGGTGGTGCGGATGGATGTGAGTATCTGGCACGACGAAGCATAGGGCAGCAGATAGCAGATGGCAGATAGGGGATAGCGGATGGCGAAACGGAAGCGGAAGGCGGCAGGCGCGGAGAGTCGGCATCTGGAGATGCCTCGCACAGAGATTGAGGAGGCACCAGCGGAGCTAGGAGAGCGGCTGCCGCTCAATGACCCTCTGGATTTTTATCCCGACGAAGCTACCGGTCTGCCGGGGGGCCTGGCGGACGGGGTGGTGCATGTCGGGCGGCCGGTGGAGGAGGCGCAGGGGGTGGTGGACGGGCAGTGGATTCTTGGTTATTGGTCGGGGCTGGAGAGATGGGAGTGTCTGGCGTGCCAGTGGGATACGCTGGACGGGCTGGAGGAGGCGCGCGAGCATAAGCGCACGTGCCCCCGCTGCGGGCCGGGCGCGGTGGCGAGCGGCGGCGTCGTGCTGGTGGCAGACAGGCGTGGAAGACAGGTGACGAGTGAGGCACGGCCGGAGGCGGGGGCAGAGCAGGAACAGCGGATCATGAGAATGGACGGATCAAAAGGCACGGTCGGAGACCGGCCTTAGCTACGATGTGAAAGGAGATGAGTAAATGGCATCAAGCGCTATTCCGGGATATGGGACTTTGCTCAAGATGGGCGACGGCGCAGGAACGGCCGAAGCGTTCACGACGATCGCCGAGGTGGGCGACATCGCGGGGCCGGGCTTTTCGGTGGACACGAACGACGTGACGAGCCACGACTCGACCGGCGCGATGCGCGAGTTTAAGCCGGGTCTGATCGACCCGGGCGAGACGTCGTTCCCGATCTGGTTTCAGCCGGACGCGGCCACGCACGACGCGACGACCGGGTTGCTCAGCGTGATGAATGCACGGGCGATCCGGAACTGGAAGATGATTTTCCCGAACGCCGCGCTCTCGGAGGCCGCATTCGCGGCGATGATCACGAAATTCGACGTGAAGGGGCCGGTGGCAGGCGTGATTTCTGCGGACATCACGCTGAAGATTTCCGGCCCGATCACCTGGACGGAGTGAGATGGACCTGCTGACACGAGATGCAATCCTGAACGCCCAGGACCTGGCGCGCGAGCGGGTCGAGGTGCCGGAGTGGGGCGGCGCGGTGCTGGTGCGGGCGCTGACCGGGCGCGAGCGCGACGCCTACGAATCGAGCATCGTGCACCCTAACGGCCGT